AATCAAGAGGATCTTTCGTATAAGGACAGAGCAGTTGCTTTTTATATTGTTAATAAGTGTAGTTTCTCTGGTCTCACTGAGAGTTCGTCCTTCTCTCCACAAGCAAGTGATTCCAACTTCTCAATGCGAGGAATCAACTTCTTGCCAGAATATTCAAGATTAATTACCAATTGGAAAATTACAAACCTTAGTTATGAACAACTCCTCTGTGACAACAAACAAACCTTTATCTATCTCGATCCGCCCTACGACATTAGATCCAACCTATATGGTAAACGTGGAAACATGCACAAAGGATTTGATCACGATGTCTTTGCTAGTGATTGTGACCGCTTTATCAGTCCTCAACTCGTATCTTATAATTCGTCTCAACTGGTCTGTGAAAGATTCAAAGGGTGGGAAGCAGGACAGTTCGACCACACCTACACCATGAGATCTGTAGGAACATATATGAATGATCAACAGGAAAGAAAGGAACTGGTGCTTTTAAATTATGGAACTTAAAGATTGGTTAAACTCGATCAACTATAACAAAGATGATCTTTCCGAAGACATAAAAACATATCCTCCTTATATTATTAATCGTTGTTTGTCTGGACATCTTGATTGTGTAATGTTTGCCAATGAGATGAATATGTATGCACATCTTGACAAAGATATGCAATATTCTTTTTATCTAAATAGTTTACGAAAACGGAAAAGGTTTTCTCCTTGGATCAAAAAAGAAAAGATTGAGGACATTGATTCCGTCAAACAATATTATGGATATAGTAATGAAAAAGCTAAAGCAGCATTGCGTTTATTATCAGAAAGTGAACTCAACTACATTAAGTCAAAGCTTGACATTGGAGGAACTAAATGACGGTATCTGAACCCCAAGTATCTTGGTCGCAAAATAATATGGTTGAGGTTTCCCTCAACGAACCAGATGATTTCCTAAAAGTCAGAGAAACTCTTACTCGTATCGGTGTTGCATCTCGTAAAGAAAAAAAATTATATCAATCCTGTCACATTCTACACAAACAGGGTCGTTACTATATTGTCCATTTTAAAGAACTATTTGCCCTTGACGGGAAGCATGCAAATCTTACTATTAATGACGTTCAAAGACGCAATCGTATAGCACAACTACTATCTGACTGGGGATTAATTAGCATTGTATCTGATACTGAAGTTGTAGATATTGCACCACTTAATCAGATCAAAGTTCTTGCCTTTAAAGAGAAACAAGAGTGGACACTAGAATCTAAATATAATATTGGTCGTAAGAAAACGTCTGTAGAAAGCGAATAACCGTAATGAAAAGGGAGGTTTTTACACCTCCCTTTTTTAGTGTCTTTACCTATATAATAATTGAGGATGCCTAATGGGTCCTTAATTAAAACACAGACGCTTAAGGAGGTCAATTATGTTTACGACTAGCATGAGGAAGTATGGTGTAAATGACATTGTACAATTTTTAAATGATGTAGAAAAAACTACTATTGGTATGGATGAGTGGGTGCAAAGACTCGCTGCACAACATACAAGTGAAAGGTCATCTTATCCCCCATACAATCTAGTTAAAGAATCAAATACAGATTTCAAACTTGAAGTCGCACTAGCAGGATATAATAGAAAAGACATTGATGTTTATTCTGAATTAAATAAATTAGTTGTTGAAGCTAAAAAAAGTGATGACGATGATTCTGAATATGTACATCGTGGATTAGCAAGACGAGCATTTACTCGCACATGGACATTAGCTGATGATGTCGAAATTAATAAAGTAGATTATGTAGATGGTTTATTGACGATTAGTTTAAAGAGGGTTATTCCCGAACACCATAAGAAAAAGGTGTATTCAATAGATGAATAAATAATCACACTTGAAGGACTCTTGACAAAAACCAAGAGTCCTTTTATAATAGAAACATACATTGTAAAAATATGACAGTATCGATCGTTTATCTGATATCTGGCGAAACTCTTATCTCTGGTGTTGAGGAAGTTTTGGTAGGTGAAAGACTTATTGGATATAGACTTCACAACCCACATCGACCAGACATTATGATGGAGGGAATGGATGAACCTGGCATGGCACCTGCTGGTGGTGCTGATAGCGCAGATGACTCTGATAATCTAAGAGACTTGTATGGTGGTCATGGTAAGAACCCTATGGTAGGGGATCCTTCTAGATTTTTAACAGACAAGCAACCACATCTGAAAAGTAAACTAAAAGACAATGAACAGGAAATTGATATTAACCTAGTTCCATGGCAACCTCTTGCTAAAGAAGCAGTCTTTACTATTCCTGCAGATAAAATTATTTGTGTATATGAACCAGTTAGGGATTTGGAAGCAGCATATCTTGAGAAACTAAATGAAGAAGTAGGTGATGATAAGTCTGGAAAGAAAAAGAAGAAGTCTAAGTCAGTCAAACAAATTTTAAATGAATTGGAGGATAAAACAGCAGAATGATCAAAGTTCTCCTTTTAAAAAATGGTTCAGTTTTAATTACTGAAATTGAAGAAGTGACAGCAGAACTAGGAGAACCTGATTGTAAGTTAATCAATCCAGTAGAGATCCTAGACACAGAACCACTCCAGTTAAAGAAGTGGTTACATGACTATACCACTCAGACAACAAGTATGCTATCATCAGATAGTATCCTAACAATAGTTGATCCTCATAAAATTATTGAGGATGACTATAAAAAGTTTCTTAGTAAATGAAGTTCTATACAAATGTCCAACTAGTCGGAGATGATTTCCTTGTCCGTGGTTATGATAATGGTAACTACTTTCAGACAAGAGAAAAGTTTTCTCCGACTCTTTTTATGAAATCTCCTAAGAAGTCTAAGTACAAGACTCTATCTGGAGAAACTGTTTCTCCCATCAAACCTGGCAGTGTGATGGAATGTAGAAATTTTATGGAGAAATATAGTGCTGTAGAAAATGTATCAATATACGGAAATGATAAGTATATCTATCAATATATTTCTGAGAATTACCCACAGGAAGAAATTAAATTTGATGTATCTAAGGTAAGAATATTTACGATTGATATTGAGGTAGCATCTGAAAATGGTTTCCCTACTACAGATGCAGTTGCTGAAGAGATCCTTGCAATTACTATTCAGAACTATGCAACAAAACAAATTGTTTCATGGGGTCAAGGTGCATTCGTAAACAAGAAAGAGAATGTTAGTTATATCAACTGTAACAGTGAAGTACACCTTCTACGTTCTTTTCTTGCCTTCTGGACAAAGAACTATCCAGATGTGATTACTGGTTGGAATTGTAATTTATATGATATTCCTTATATCTGTGGTCGTATAGATCGTGTCCTAGGTCAAAAAGAGATGAGGACATTTTCTCCTTGGAATATGGTAAGAAAAGGTATCATAAAGATTATGGGAAGAGAACATGTTTCTTATACTGTGTCTGGAATAGCATGTCTTGATTATCTTGATCTCTATAAGAAGTTTACTTATAAGGCACAAGAGTCTTATAGACTAGATTATATTGCTGAAGTCGAACTTGGTAAGAAGAAACTTGATCACTCTGAGTTTGAAAACTTCAAAGCATTCTATACCCAGAACTGGCAGAAGTTTGTCGAGTATAATATAAAGGACGTTGAACTTGTTGACCGTCTGGAAGACAAGATGAAACTCATTGAGTTGGCATTGACTTTATCTTATGATGCTAAGGTTAATCTTACTGATGTATATTCACAGGTTCGTATGTGGGATACTCTCATATATAATGATCTATCTAAGAGAAACATTGTAGTTCCTCCCAAGGTAGATACACAGAAGAATGACCAGTATGCGGGTGCATACGTCAAAGAACCTGTGCCTGGGATGTATGACTGGGTGGTCTCTTTTGACCTTAACAGTCTGTACCCACATCTAATAATGCAGTACAACATTTCTCCCGAGACGTTAGCAGAAAGAAAACACCCTACGGTTAGTATCGAGGCTATACTCAAAGAGGATGTAAACCTTGATGGTGACTATGCTGTATGTGCCAACGGTGCACAGTATAGAAGAGACATCCATGGGTTCTTACCAGAGATGATGCAAAGGATCTACGATGAACGTAAGATCTACAAATCCAAAATGCTTAGAGCGAAACAAGAGTATGAAACATCACCAACCGTGGCACTTGAAAAAGATATCGCACGATTCAATAACATTCAGATGGCACGAAAGATTCAACTCAACAGTGCCTATGGTGCAATCGGAAACCAATACTTCCGATACTACAATCTGGCAAACGCTGAGGCAATCACACTCTCTGGTC